TAAGTGATCACTTAAAATTTTAAGTGATTCTTCTTCAGCGAGAATTTGTTCACGCTTATACTTATACCATGGATGCTCATATAATTCTTTTGCTGGAGATTTAGATGACTCTGCATTAAAATCTTTCAACTCTTGTAACTGACTACAAATATTTGTAAGCATTCCTCGCATATATGCAAGTTCTGTTTTGATTTCTTGTAATTGATCTTTAATTTTTTGCTTGTCCATAGTTAATAGTGACAATGCTCGAAGAGGGATTTGAACCCCCGACAACTTGAATGTAAATCAAGTGTTCTACCGCTGAACTATTCGAGCGTGGCTCCCCCGACTGGAATCGAACCAGTAACATCCAAATTAACAGTTTGGCGCTCTGCCTGATTGAGCTACAGGGGATTGAACGACTCAGGTTGGGGTCGAACCAACGACCGACTGCTTAGAAGGCAGTTGCTCTGTCCACTGAGCTACTGAGTCGTATGGTAGTTCCTATCGCCGCTAACCCTGAACTACCAAGGGGGTCACCGCAGTCCCTTAGGACTTATGCATTATACTAGACGAAAGAAAATTTGTCAAGATACTGGTGGGAATACACAGTGCGATTACCATGGATTCCCCAACCTAACCAGTAGTATGCATGGTTCATGAAATGATCCACAGAATAACCATGCCCCTTCAATACCATTTCATATTTAGTCCACTGGGATTCGTTGACCATATAGCGTAGTTGACCACTAATACTATTAGGATCAAGACCATACTTTGAACAGAAAGAACCTAGACCATAATAACGGTTAGAAGTAGTCCATTGAATGAGTCCAAACCCACCACTAAGACAGTTATTATACGACACGCGAGCGCCACCTTCACATATATTGGTAAGGAATTTAGATTCTTGTTTGATGTTACCCATCACGGTAGCAATAGCATACTTGTTATTAATACCTCTGCTTTGAAGGAACTGCAGAGTGTATTTTTCATTGCTATTACAATCTTTGCATACAATCTGCTCCACAGGAACAGGAGGCAATTCAGATAAGATCATTAAGATTTCTCAAATGACTGTACTATACTAGTATATCACCACACTGGTGATCTGTCAACTGCCGTGTGCCAATAAATAAATTGGATGGCATTGAGCACCATAATTATGTTCCACCTTAATGACGACGACATTGTTAGACTACAGAAAGCATGCGAGTCTTATAAAGATAGCACAGGATCTGAATATATGTGGGATGTTTACACAGATCTTCAGAATAAATTAAGAATTTACAGAGAGCAGAACCTAGATGTCCATGAGGATACTGTGTCTAGAAGACCTGACATAAAGTGACAGCAAAAGATCACTTGCTATAATTAGTAAGTAGATATACTGTCATAGCAATGAAAACAGTACTCCCCGCTTTGCTATTACTTGGTAGTATAAGTACATTAGTTGTATGGTCTATCTGTACAGCTTACACAACCAACTCCTTAGTGTCATGAATCTAAATCAATCTGAGCATCAGTTAGTTATTGAAGCATTATCAAAAAGACAAAGATCTTTTGTTGCAGGAGACAAAATGTACAGAGAATATGGGAAACTTATAGACACCTTTAAAACTAATATGAACGAAAAGTGATATGAAAGTAGGTATTATCGGATTAGAACCTATGGGCGAAGGCATGTCACGACGCCTAATAGACAATGGTATTGAAGTCTGGGGATATCGTGATGACTATGCAAAAGCAAATGCACAATATGATGCAGGATACATCAGTGGATGCACCACTTCCATTGAAGTTCTTGCTCAAGTAGTTCATTCAAATAAAACTACTGGCACAACACCTGGAGTTTTTATGTTAGTTGTTCCGTCGTCTAAAATAGAAAAAACTCTAGACAATCTGATAGAACACTGCGTTGATGGCGATATCATTATTGATTACAGTGATAGTAGTCCCGAAGACTGCATGGAAAGACAACAATACTGCACCAAATTAGGAGTATCATATCTATTTTCTGGTGTATATGGTGCAAGTTATGCTGTTGCTAGTTGCTCCAGAATTTTTCAATCTTTATCACCAGGTAATTTTAAATGAGTACTACAGATTTCCAAGGATGGACAAAGAAACCAGAAATTAATGATGATGAATTAATTTTGCTTTGTTTAAAAAATGCTCCCGAAGGTTGCGTTAAAAAACAAGTAATGAAATTGATTAAAATTTACGAAAATAAACTAGATGACGTACCCACTACCAAGTCCAGACGTACTTCAATCATATAACTTTGCTATGTCATCATTCTCTAGAATGTATGGTGTCAAAAGTATTCAGTCTAATGTTAACGTGCATAAATTCTGTGTCAAATGGGCAGAGTCAAAAGCACTACCACCAAATGGCACTTTAACATCAGTTGATTTTTATTTTAGAGATCTATGGAACACATGGTCATAACTTTCATAGCAGTGTATTGCTTGTTCGGATTATTTCTATTCATCTTATCAATTTTACAAGAATAATGTTACAGTTTGCTAGATTTTGTGGGACAGTATTAAACAACCCATATGGATTAGGATTTCTCTCAACTATTTTAGTCTTCATTCCTGTCATTGGAATGTGGGCAGTTCATAAATATGGTTGGGAGCACTGGGAACCTTTCGTAAAAAAACACAAATGAATCCTTTAATTTTATTCGGGTGTGCTACGCCTTTGATAATCTTTTTTATAGTATTGAAATTGTTTGCTTGGGTAAATACTGTTAACGATAAAGGTACTGCATACAATGCATACACAGATGTCGATGCAGATGAAGAAGAATATGGAGATCGCACAGACTACCTATGAACAGAGATCCTGATTACACAGTAGATTTAACAATAGAAGATGTAAGATTGTTGTACCAATGTGTGATTAAAAGATTGGAAAGGTGGGAAGGTTATCCAGCAAGACCAGCACAAGAACAAGAACATCTCTGGATTATGAGAGACTCTTTATATCGAATAATATTGGAACATACTTATGAATTTTGAATTAGATATGGATGATTATGCAATCATCCTCAACGCATTACATTACTATAAAAAAGTTGAGAAGCGTGGAAACTTTAAGCAATATAATGAAGAACGTGTCAATAAGTTGAGAGACAAAATGGCATATCAACTGATTCCTTCTGCAGATAGTGGTAATAGATTGTGAGTACTGTATTCGTATTTGGATTTATTATCCTACTTACTATAGGAATGGAACTTACTTGGTCAGTTAAGAAATGAATTTAATATTACGTCCTTTAGATAACGCTAACGATCCTGTGTGGTCGGTGATTATCTGTGTGATACTTGCAGTTGCAATGGCACTGTTTGTAGTCGTATACATACTAAGACAAGCATTTGCAGAGTTAGAAGATGGGAGCAATGACACCACCGAGCAGGAAGAGCTGCTACAACTTTCGAGTGACGGAGATCAATCGTGTCCTTGATGGTGATACTATTGATGTTACTATCGACCTTGGGTTTGACTTATACAAGAAAGAAAGAGTTAGAGTTGCAGGAGTTGATACGCCAGAGAAAAGAACTAGAAACCTTGAGGAGAAAGCTCTGGGACTAGATGCTACTAACTGGATGAAAGAAAAACTAGAAGGTGCTATTGCTGGTGACGATGAACTCTCTGTTAGAACTGAATTGGTTGGCGGTATGGGTAAGTATGGTCGCCTTCTTGGTTGGTTATATATTGGAGATGCAGAAGTATCATTGAATGAGCAAATGATCACTGAAGGTTATGCTCATGCCTATGATGGTGGCACAAAAGATATGAACCTTGAAGCACTTCGAGTCATTCGTAGGCAACATGGAACACTAGTAGAATAAATATATTAGATCCAAATTTTTACGTTATGAAGAAACTTCTTCCTATCGTTATGCTACTGATGACCGCTACTGCTGCTAACGCTGGTGGAATTGTATCAAAACATGCTTCATCTGTCCAACTGACAGTTGATTCTGCCCGAACTCAGGCAACCAGAATTGGTTCCTCATTTAGCATTAGTGGTTCTAATATTGATACCACCGATGGTTCAACTGCTGGTGCTGTATCTGCTGGTACTATCACCTCTGGTGTATATTCACCTGGCACTATTACTGCTACTCAAGATACTGCTGGATCAGCATTTAGTTTCAGTCAATCTTACAATCAAGCTGATGCTATCCCAACAGGAGCTCCTACCGTAGGTGAAGTACCTAACTATGGATCAGTTCTTTCTTACACTGCTGGATCTGCTGGTACATTAGCAGGTACAGTTACTTCTGCTGGTGTACTTACCGTGACAGCTGGTGGTGCTGGTACTAGTGCAACAGGACAATTTGTTTCTGAGATTACTGTAATTGACTAGGAGTATTAGAGATGACCCTTTTTGGAAAGACTATACTTTGGTCTGTGATATCTGTGGTGGGTGCAAGTGTCACACTTGTTCCTGCCCTGGCGGTCCCCGTGGTCCCCAACTTCACTCAAGGAAGCATGACGAGTCACACAGAAACGACTCAAAAGATAACTGAAACTATAAACTCGATGGATTATAGCACTGGATATCAGTATTCTGCTACTGGTTCAGGCATAACATCAAATGGAAGTCTGTCTCCAGGGACAGGTACTAATAATGTAACTATAGATGGAGTGACATCATCATGGACAGGTGTAACAAGCAAACCTCAATTCACACAAACAACACCAGGACAAGCGTTCCAGTTCACAGAAACTTACTCTGGACCTGGATTACAAAATCATACAATTATCCAAAGAGAGACAGACATAACAAGCGTAACCGACACAACAAGTATTTTCTCGCAGTAACACTACTGCTTGCTAATCCTTCTTATGCTGAAACTGTTGGTGGTGTGTCTGCTACTGCAGCTCCTGTAGCTAATAGTTCGGGCTCAGTTACCAATCAAGCTATTCAGGTTTTACAAGGACCATACATTACTAATACCTACGGTGGAGGTATTCAATGTCAAGGTCCCACCATGAATTTCACACCATATGTGACAGGTAGCGCATCTGCTTCTAAACCATATGAAGATTTTTATGACTCACCTGTATATGATATGAGAGACATGGACGAAGATGGTGCTCCCGATAATCCTGGTGCCATTCTCTATCAAGTTCCTACAAGAACTGGACAAAAAGATAATTACAACGTAAGCGTAGGATTTTCTGCTACATGGTCTACGCCTCTAGATAAAAAATTACAAGCACAATGCAAAGAGGCAGCTGCTGCTAACATCGCAATGATGCAACAGACAACTGCCAATAAAAGATTAGATTTTGAGATTGCTAGACTTAAAAATTGTGGTACTTTAATGAAACAAGGTATACGTTTTCATCCCAAAAGTCCAATGTATAAAGTTTGTGCTGATGTTGTAGTTAATAATATACCTGGACATGAGCATCCACATGTTCATGCTATCCCTTCGGTTTCAACGCCTCGCGAAGTGTCCGAACAGCAAGATTCCTCTGACGCTGAGAAATTCTTCGCTCCGATAGAGATTCAACCTTACTCACCTTCCCCCTAATTTTAGCAATCTTTTTCACAACTTTTTTTACTGTAGGTTTCACCAACTTTAATAGAAGATCTGCTAAAGGTTTTGCCATTAGTGCTGAAGTTGTAGCAACAAAAGCAATAGATGCTGTCGTAGTTACTGTACCAGGAGCAGGTAGATATTGTTCTGTCCATGGAATTTCAACTTCTTCCACAACTGCTGCAGTTTCTCTAGTAATACACTTGTTTGTTTCCTTATCAAATATCTCTGTTGGTAAGCAATTAACAGTGTCAATTTTTGGTGTTTTTGTTTCTATTTTAGGTGATGGTTGTTCATCTTTTGGTCCAGGAACTACTGGTATAGGTGCTTCAGATTGAAATTTTAATTTTTCTTTGTTATAATCAAGTGGATTAAATGATGGCACACCTGCATCACAAAATGTCATAGTACCTTTAGGGTCATCAGACGTGAGATTACGATTCGTTGCACTAAGTTCATGTGCTTCCACACAACCAGGCATATCAATAACAGGTACACCTACCCCCTGGATTACAGGAGGCACGGTGAATACTTGTATCGGCGTTTGAATTAAAGAATCAGAAATACTAGGAATAGAAACATCCGATATCCTAATCTCATTGGTCCCTATGTTCGGGATCCAATTCATCAGAAACCTAGACCTTTAGGTAGTGCCATGCCACCAGCTGGAACACCTACAGGAACTGCAGGACCAGTTGTTTTAGGCAAAGCAGGCATAGATGAGTCTAGCATGCCTGGAAGGGCACCAGAAACTGCATCTGTAGCAGCACCTGCGACTAGTTTAGTTAGTTGTTCTTTACCTTGATCTAGAAGACTGTCAGCATTTAGATAAAGGTATGCTCCTCCACCCAAAACACTCAAAGAAACTAGACCTGAAAGCAAAGCAATTCCATTAATTACTTTTTGCATTGTGTCCTCATTCGACGTGAATAGTACCTGTCATACCTGCACCCTGATGTGGACCACAGAAGAAATTATAGTCGCCAGCGTCAGCGAATAGAATATCTTGTGACTCACCAGGTGCAAAGAGCAGTGCCTCTCTCGAAAGATCGGGACGTGCTTCAACAATAATATTGTGAGGAGGTAGTGCCTCATTTACGAAGTGTAGTGTGTCACCTGCCGAGATTGTAATCTCATTAGGTTCAAATGCTAGGTTTCCCCCCGCACCCATTACAACATCAACTGCAAATACTGGTGCTGCCATAAGCATGACACCCAGCAAACAAATCAAACTAAGAAATTTTGTCATTATTTTTTGGTAATGTAGGCGTTTTATCTTCATCCTTCTTCTTGGAGGGCATCACTCCAAAAGTTGCTAAGGTTCCAGTGAACACACTGGCGATAAAAGTTGGATCGATATTTTTTTGAGGAATACCAGGGACAGTTACATAATTAAGGGTCAGAATTGCTGCTGACCATCCAAGAATAATAACTCGAACGAGAGTTGATACACCCTCATCCGCCCACTCAAATTTGTTGTCCTTCTTGGCTTCCTCTTTCTTTGGGCTTTCCATAAGCAAAGAGCAAGGCTCTTTTATTTATTAAAAAGTTCAATAAAATATTCAGCATCAACCACTACCAGTGGTTTTTTTCTATTTTTCTTCATAACTACGATGGGTTCATACTTGCCTGAGTTTACAGATGCTTGCTCATAAGCATCCCAGACGTTCAACCTTTCTACATTCTTACATTCAATTGAATGAGGAAATTTTTCCCTAGCGGCACGTGCCATGATGAGATCTTCACCACCTGCACCCATAGATCGAGACTCAATATCCTCAGGATGGACATCAAGTATCTCGATTAACATTTGTCGGACCCATTTCTGGAGATTCCTTCCCTTTGCTTTTGCGCTGCTTGTTTTCATAACTATTCCAATATGCCCAATTGATTACTGCGTCGTTCCAGTCTCCTTCCCATGGGTCTGGAAATACTGGAACTTGATCCACTGCATCATTATTACATCCCCCAGATTCGTTGCTCCCAACCTCAGCAGATGATACTGTCGGTCGGACAGTTTCGGATCTGCTAGAAGTTTTTGTTTCCATTCTGGAAGATTTGTCATTACAATTGAAAACCTGCGAAAGTATTTTCCTCAACATCCTGCTTGATTCCCCCAATAACGTATGATTCGACTTCGGTTTCTTGGGGTGCCACTTGCAATCCTTTGGAAGACAACCAATGTTGTGTCCATGGTAAAGGATTATTGCTTATAGGAGCATCAAAAATAGGTGTCAGACCAATAGACTTCATGCGTTTGTTAGCAGTCCACTCAACATATTTCTGCAATAGTTTTGCGTTGAGTCCAATCATGGAACCATCTTTAAAAAGATAATCAGCCCAGATTACTTCTTCTTCCACACATTTTTTGAACATCCCATAGACGTTCTGCTCTTCTTCCTTGATGATATCAACGATATCTGGATCATCACCTTGCTTCCACTTGTTAAGAATGTTTTGGGTGATAGTCATATGCTGAGATTCATCTCTCGCGATGAGAGAAATGATCTTGGCATTGCCTTCCATCAGTTTATTTTCACCAAAAGCAAAGGAACATGCAAATGATACGTAAAAACGTATACCCTCTAGTATATAGACGTTGGCAACGGCACGATATAGTTTACGTTTTAGTTCTTTAAGTTCCCATTTAGCAGTAGGAACGTCATCCAAAGCATGTTCCCATTGATTACCTGCACCCCATTCTTGTGCTGCCTGTAAGAACTCATCATATGCCCCTGTAACCGTTGCTGCACGTTCTAGGATACGATCATCAGTAATGATAGCATCAAAGACCACAGAGGGGTCTGGGTAGATGTTCTTAATGATGTGAGTATAGGATCTGCTATGCACCATTTCCATGGTTTGCCAGATACTCATTGCTGACTCAAGTTCGGGTAGGCTGCAATAAGGCATGAAAGCCATACCAGGACCACGACCTTGTACGGAGTCAAGCATGATCTGATACTTGAGGTTCGACGTAAAGATGTGTTTCTGTTCTGGACGTAGTTTTTGGTAGTCTGCACGATCATTTTGTAGTGAAACTTCTTCTGGTCTCCAAAAATAACCCAACTGTCGTTGAGTTAGTTTATCAAATACAGGATATTTAAACTCATCATATCTCTGGACTCCCAAAGGAGCACCAAAGAACATAGTTTGCTTTGATGTATCTACCTGGTTGGTATTAAAGACAGTCATGCCTTCAATTTTTGATTGCTTGTTTTCGTTGACTCTAAATTGTGCAGCTGTCACAGGGTTCTTCCTCGGCGTTGGTGATGTTGGATAGTAATTGGTCTAGATTTTGTGGTGCATCTTCTTCTTCATCATCTTTGCTATCATATGTATTCTGATAATATGATGTCTTCCAACCAAGTTTGTATGTAGTAAGAAGATCGTTTGCCATCTCAGATACAGGAACCTCATTGTTAGGATAATTTTCTGGATTATAACTCCAGTTACCTGAGATTGCCTGGTCAAAGAACTTTTGCATGATAGAAACAATATTGATGTATCCAGTATTGTTTTTCATTTCCCATAGCAATGTATAGTTGTTTTTCAAAGTTGAAAAAGACGGTACAATTTGCTTAAGAGGTCCTTTCTTTGACTTTTTAGTGGACAGATAGGCACGTGGGGGTTCGATTCCATTAGTTTCGTTTGACACAATGGAACTGCTCTCGCTAGGCATCTGTGCGGACAGTGTGCTGTGTCGTAACCCGTGGTTGGCGATAGATACTCTAAGACTTTCCCAATCATAGTTCAAGTCTGCGTTGTGGATTTGATCAACTTCACGCTTGTAAGTGTCGATTGGGAGTAGACCGTCTGCATACTTGGTGCGATTGAAATATCCACACTTCCCTTTTTCTTTTGCCAATTCGTTGCTGGCTCTGAGTAGATAGTATTGGAAAGATTCAGTAAGTTCATGGACAAGTCTCCATGCTCCTGGGTCATCATAGTGTTCTCCTTGTTTTGCTAGGTAGTGTGCTAGTCCGATGTAACCAACTCCAAGTGAACGTCGATTTTTTGTACTAACTTCTGCTGCTTTAATAGGATAGTTTTGATAATCAATCAATTCTTCAAGACCACGAACTGCCAAGTCACATAGTTCTTCCATCTCATCTAGTTTATTGATTTTACCTACATTAATAGCAGACAAAATACAAAGTGCAATTTCTCCATCACCATCAATATGCTCTAGAGGATCAGTTGGTAGAGTAATTTCCTGACATAGGTTACTCATGTTCACTTTGTCTTTAAAAGACGAATGAGAATTGCAATGATCGATGTTCATGATATAAACACGACCTGTTTCTGCTCTCTCTTTCAGTAACGAAAGAACCAGATCTTGTGCTCCGACAGTTTTTCTTGGAATAGACTGATCTGATTCATAGTCCACATAGCGAGCGTCAAATGAATCAGTACCAAAAGCGTCATACAAACCTGGTACGTCATGCGGTGAGAATAGGCTAATTTCTCCATTCTTGATGAAACGTTCATAGAATAACTTAGATATTTGAATAGAATAATCTAGTTTACGAACTCGGTTGTCCTCTGTTCCTTTATTATTTTTAAGAACTAGGATGTCTTCGATTTCTTGGTGCCAGATTGGGAAGTGTACTGTAGCTGATCCACCGCGAATGCCATTTTGAGTACAACATCTGACAGTGCTTTCAAATTTTTTGAGGAATGGAATAACACCTGTGTGCTGTACTTCTCCGCCTCGGATCTTAGAATTGATCCCACGGATTCTGCCTGCGTTGATACCGATTCCTGCACGTTGAGCAACATACTTGCCAATCGCCATGTCACTAGAAAAGATGCTATCGAGGGTGTCATTAGCATCAATAAGAACACAGCTAGCAAACTGTCGAAGTGGAGTTCGCACCCCTCCCATGATAGGTGTGGGAATGTTGATTTTGTGTTTGCTGATTGCGTTGTAGTATCGTCTGACATATTCTAATCTAGTAGCAAGTGGGTAGTCCGCAAACAAGGTCATCGCAATGAACATGTACATGTACTGAGGAGTTTCGTAAATCTCATTAGTACTGCGATCTTGTACCAAATATTTATCTACAACTTGTCTTAGACCAGCATAGGTAAACAGAAAATCACGACCATGATCAATCCAGTTATTAATACTTACCCAATCTTCATCACTATACTTGTCCAGAATTTCTTCGTCATAGACTTTATTGATAGTTACATTGTACAAAGCAACATCGTATGCACTAGGCATACCATCTTTCCATACATTCTTATTGAATACTGATTTACGAAGACTGAACAGAAGCAAACGAGCAGCAACGTATTGGTAGTTAGGAGCATCCAAACTAATCAAATCAGAAGCAGAACGAATTAGAATTTCCTGAATTTGATCTGTAGTAATTCCATCATGGAATTGGATACCTGAACTCATTTCAACTTGGGAAGCAGAGACGCCTGAGAGACCCTCACACGCTTCCTCTACCATCTTATGCATCTTATCCAAGTCAAGATGTTCAATCGAATTGTCACGCTTGACTACGTTGATACCATTGCTCATACTTTTTTCCATTCGTTCAGTTTAAGGGTTGCTTTGAGTCCCTGGTAAGTGTTACATTCTACCAGGTTTTGGACATTATGTCCACTAAGAACCATATCGTTTAGGTCCTTTTCTTTAATTTCTTTAGGAAAGATGACTACCTGGTTTCCTTTGTTGATAGTTTTCTGAATTCTATCAACAATCTGTCTGTTTCTTGGTTCGTTGTCGAAGACGAATATAAATTTATAATCGAAAGTGCTAAGGTCAACATCGCTACCACACATAGCAATAGCATTGGTAATGAAATGACTGTCGAAGGGTCCTTCTGTGACATAAACAGGTAGCGTTGGGTCAACTCTATCTAAACCATATACTTTAGGTTTAGAATCATCTAACATAATAGTAATATATCTGATCTTTGCTTTAGGGGCAAGAGATCTCCCTTGGAATCCAAACATGATTCCATCGGTGTCCTTTAATGGTATTATAATACGTGGACTATCTTGTCGTAAAGTGTCAAACGTTTTCTTTTTTTTATTTGTCCAATCTTTAAATTTGGGGCAGTAGTAAAAACTGCTTAAGTCTTCAATTTTTCTATTTTCTAAGTAATGCCTTGCTGGATGTTCTTTATTTAGCGTCGAGATAGGTTCAAGATCTACTGCTTTTGAGGTTTTAAATACAGGTGGTTTAAAACCAAAGTCTGGATTCTTAGTCTGACTACCTTTACCAGTAAGACCCTCACGATATCTTTCCATCACATACTGATCATGCAATAAAAGATTCTGATCTTTTAAAAAATTGGTGAACGTTCTACCGATCCCACAGTTATGACACTTGTACACAAAGTCGTTCTTTATCTTAAAGAAATACCCACGACATTTGTTAGTATGTTTTTTTGAGTCACCACAATATGGACATCGAAAGTTATATGTTTTATCATTCTTTCGAGAAAATTTATTTAGTTGCGGTGATACTAGTTGAATGTACTTAGTATCAAGATAACTCACTGTGCATCGGTCTCACTGCATCCACTTTAGCAGAAGCAGACGAATCCGTCAAGACCTTTATGATAGGTGGTGCCAGTTGTAACACTGCCACAAGCGTGGTCAGAACAGCAGTGACGCCTACAACAAATTTAGCGTTTTGATCTACCTTTTTCTGAATCTTACTGATCTTAGTCTCGATTACTTCGTCATCCTTTTCACTTTGTTCTTTTAATTCTTCAATCATTTTAATGATTAATGTATCTGCGCGAGCAGATTCATCTAATCGATTCTCATGGCGTTCGAGAATGATAGCAATTTTATTACTATTATCAGAAATAGTTCCTACTGCTCTCTCAAGTTTGTCGAGCATTTCTTTTGACAGATCTTCATAAATCGATAGTTTCGATTCGAGTACTGCCAATTTACCAAGACCGAATGCCATATACTTTATTGCTATACGTTTTTGATTGCGAAATCAAGTGCTGATTGGAATGAAGCTGCATCCTTATTCAGCATGTAACGATATTGTGTCTGCTTAGGTGCATCCAACTGAGCATATGCTGCAGCAATTCTTTTAGCAGAAAAATTATCTAGGTTTTGTTGTGTTCCATTAGAGAAAGTAATCTTAGCAAAGGAAGTTTCTCCCTGAGGATTTAGTTCCTGCGTTGCAACTTCAAGTGCAACGTCTAGTGCATCACTATTTTCACGAATCATTTCAGTTTCCAATTCAGTTTGTTCTTTTTTAAGTTTCTTTGTTTGATCACTTGCTTTCTTTTTAAAATCAGAAAGACGTGCCTTCATTAAGGTATCCATTTCCTTAGTTTTGCTCTGCATTTTTTTCTTCGCTTCTTCGCGTTTCTTTTGCAGATCCTTTGAGCGATTCAGTTTCTTTCCTTGCTGAATCTGTTTCTGTGCTCTCTCAGTTTCTGAGGGGGCAGCTTCAGAAATATTTGTTTCTAGTTCTTCTTTCATTTTATTCTTATTTGTGATACGAGAGAGCATCTGTTTTGCGCCACTAGTGCGTCCGTCTATTTTATCAGTTTTCTTCTTAGTCTTTCTACTCTTTGTATTAACAAAGACAAAAGCAGGAGGCATAGAAAGACCTGAACCGTCTCCCGCCATCATTTCTTTTAGATTAGATTTAGCTGCTTCAGACATTCTTGATTTACGTCCTTATTTAAAGTAAGTGGAAGTCTATCTAAAAAAAGCATGAATGCTTTTAAGTAAGACCAGTGTGTTGCTTCAGTTTTATAGAACAGCAATGGAGTTGCTGCATCACCAAATACATTATACATTACTATTATATGGTTGAGAATCAGGTGAGTTTTGAGCTCACCTGTTGTCTCAAATCTTTTAAGTAATCTTTTTATATATCTGATTCTATTTAGATCTTCCTCAAAGTCAGCGTATGTAACAGACTGAGGGTTATCATAATGTTTAATAGCAAAGAACAACCAATTTTCTGGCGTCAATTCATCGAAGATCATTCCTTATCAGGCAGTAGTTACAACAGCAACAGCAGAGATTTTCTCTGTAGCACCGTTAGTAGAGTTGATCTTGACACGGTAGGAACCAGCGTCAGTAGCAGCATAGGTAGCAACATCAAACGTTGTATTGGTAGCACCAGAAACGTTTGCCCATTTCTTACCAGACTTCTTCTGCCACTGATAGGTGAGCACAGAGGCATCAGCAGGAGGAGTAGCGGTAGCGGCAAGAACAAGTTGTAGAGCAGCACCAACAGCAACAGCAGTATCTGCTGGTTGTGTCTGGATGTCAATCAATACACTTACGTCTGCTGCTGCAGCATCATCTGCCTGAGTCTCGTTAGCATTAAGATCAGGACCAGCAATGGTTACCAGCATCTCTGCCTTATGACGGGTGTTACCTTCACAATCAGTGAAAGTATAGTAGGACCACCAACCAGGAGCATTCAGACCACGTGCTTTGTTCTCAGCAAGTGCTGCTTCGGTGTCGTCAATAAAAATTGTTTGCTTTGCTTGTGCGGATGCAGCAACTCCAATGCCTGCTTTGGCTTTGTTAGCGTTGCTGTCCGTTCTTCCGTAAAGGGACATTGGATCTCCAGTAGATTACTTTTCTATATTGTATTTATAAAAATAGGGACCGTAAAGGTCCCTACTCAATTCACTATTCGGATGCTTCTCTGGTGAGAATTGCTTTGGTTACAACTTCGAGAAGTTGATCATCCATATCAGTTTTAGTTAACTTAACTGCCTTAGCAAGAATAGCAAGACAGATCTCAACAAGTTTCTCACCCAGTTCTTCATTTTCTGGAATTTTATTAACAGCATCGGAAATAATTTTAGATGCAAATGGTAGTAAAAATGAAAGCATTATCTTATAGCAAGGACTATTTTATTTATCCTTCTTTGTTTTTTTGCCAGGTTTTGCTGGTTTGGGTTCAGGTTCGCCGTCATCAATTTCAGGCATAACTTCAACCACTGGCTTCTTTACTTTTTTTCAGCTTCCTCCTTCATCTTCTTTTTAGTTCCAATGATCTTAGAAACTTTTTTGCGACGTGCAAGCAGATACTTATCAGACTTATCGTGGTCACCGTCGTTATCGATGTCCTTGTCTTCCTTACCTACTGCATCAAGTTTCTTTTTCTCAGTAATTTCAGAACCAGTGGGTTCGTAACCTGCTTTAACACAGTTGTTAACTTCCTTGCCACCCTTCTTCTTGGTGCCCTGTTTCTTATACCCTTTCCAGCATGAGGTATTACCATTATCATCTTTACCATCCATCTTGACTTCAAAGATGTATGTTTCTCCATCCAGTTCAAAAGAAACTGACTCTTTCTTCACGTATTGCTTTTCTTCTTTCTTGCACTTGGAGCAACCTTTACCACCACAGTTAGAACAATCTCCACAGGATTCTGCAGCAACTACTTTAGTAGTATCCCTGATTTGTGCTCCCAAAGAATACTTCATACCTTGACCTGTACGCACATTAGGAGCAGGATCAGGTGCGCCAGCGTTTACTTTAATATCTTTAGCACCTTCATCACCCTTTTCTTCCTTATCGGAAAGATCAGGAATTGATGTAGAGGCATCTGCGCCACCTGCACGTGTAGGTTGTTCTTCACCTTGCTTCTGCTCAGCAGGAATACTATCTTCATGAAGATGCCACCCAAATCCAGCACCATTTACCCACTTACCGTAGGATTCGATTAGCGCCTTAGAGAAGTCATCATCATGTTGAACGCTTGTCGTTGGTTTTTGTCTTTCCATTATTTGTAAAGATACTACTTTTCCTTTCTTTATTTATGGAATCAATTGCCGCAACTTCTCTCAGGTCTTTTACCCACGCACGAAACATTTCTCCAGACTCAGTTACACAGATAGCATAGTTAACACCTGCTCTGTATATTTTGCCTTTATCACCTGTCACTGCTGACATTACAACATCACCTTCCCTAAGTGATTTTTTCTGACGAAAACTTTCTTGCGTTGCTCTCTTCTTCAGATCTTTAAAATTTTTCATTTAAAGTTTGCGGGTAGATTTGATCTAATCTCATTCATCATAGTCTCACAGTCTTTATCATTTAATGCTTTAGGAATACCAGAACGAAATGTTTTAAAGTCGTTAGCATGTGCTGCACGTCTCATTTTAGTTCCAGAAATAGCAAAGGTATCTCCATCAGCATCTCTACTACCTGAAGATTGTATCTCAATTTTTCTAAACGAAAAATCTTTGCCATTATATTTATGGAGGAACTGCATGGCGCTTACCCTATCAGATCCCACTAGAAATATAACCTCATTATATCCTGCCATCATCAAGTCTTGCATGATAGCAACAGGATCTTTTGGTCCTGACATTATTTTACCACGATGTTCTGGAAACATCTTATTCATGTAATGTAGTTTACGATCAGGTGGTAGTGGGTTCTTTCCTTTAGTGTCAAATGTCTGTGAGATATAGATCCTATAGTCATGACCACCTGCGATGCGTTTCACCCCATCGAAATTTTCTTTATGACCTGTAGTAGGTGGTTGAAACCTACCAAAAGTAAAGTAGCATTTGATGCAATTTAACGCCATTTTTTCTGGAGGGTGAAGTTGTTGTAAGCAAACTCAAGACGATTAACAAATTTGATCATACTACCATCTTTATGTAGAACATAACCTTCGGGAGTTGTGACCTTATATCCTTTGTCAGTCTCCACAAAAGTTCTGAATGTTTCAAGGTGATCTAACTTATCTATAACCATTTGCTTGACAGTTTGTATCTCTTTATATAAGGCAAGCATTGCCTTAAACTTATACACATTATCAATCAAATAGTTCTCACTTTGATATACTAAGTTTGCTTTCTTCACTCTGTTGGCAGGTGTCTTTATTTTTTCCAACTCTTTCTGCATCTTAGCATCATAGAAGTTTACCAGAGCATGGATAGTCTCATCAATGTTTCCAACGTTCCGACGTTCTCTAATCTCAGCATTAAAAAACTGTTTAATATATGATGAAATGTGAAACTTTTTATCCCCTGTGTTGCCAAAGTTTTCTACAAGGTCATCTAAGAATGGTCCACATACCTGACACATACGTTCGATCTTGGTGACGTGATTGTCAAACTTCTGCATCTCTGCTTTAGAAAATCCAACTCTATGCATTGGGGTATCATTTTTAATCACCAATGCATTTCTAGATCCTGTTATATCAGCACCAGCTCTTGCTTGCATAGTAGGTAGATCATCTCCAGTATAGTGAGTATGAAATACTACACCAATTTTTGCAGTACCTGCTGCCTTACCAATAGGATGATCTACTGGGATAGCATAGGTAATAGTGTTAGGTCTGAATGTATACAGTCTCTCACCGTTAACAGTCTCTGCTTTTAATGTACTGTCAGTAAACATGAGGTCACCCTGGATGACTCCCTTGATACCCAGTTCACTGAAGTATCGTAGAGCAAACTTAAGTTTCTCTGCTAGATCTCCATCATATAATTTATCAATTGCTTTTTCACTATAGCATATCTTAGGTTCTACCTTATTGAAGACAGACTTTGTGCCGACAAAGAACCTACCAGATGCAGGATGTTCGCCACAGATAACAGAAGGAGCACCATCCCACTTAGTCTGCATGAAACCACTACTTTCTTGGTGCCCCAACATGTTACGAAGTTCTTTGAGGAATGATACTGCTGCCTTGCATCCTTCGATGCCATAGTTCAGCATCTCATCCTCTAAATGCTCCAAATGCTTTAGTTGTTTTACGTTTGACATTAGGAATACTTGAAGTAAATTGATGAATGATCTGATGCTGATCCAGCAAAAAGATATAATTCTTTCACTGCCTTATCTGCTTCACCATTCAGGTCTTTCAAAAATTTTAAGAAGCGAAGTCCTGATAGTTTACTGTATCTCCACGATTGACGCTTACCCTCAATCTCACCCATCATCTGATCTTTGTCTGTCTTGTCGAATCCTTTTGCGCTGAATTCTTTAAGTAAATTATATATTTCTTTTGATATTTTATCTGATTGAGTGTGCTTTGGATCACTCTCTACCCACGTTGGTTCTTGTGGGATGTGAGAGAATCCAGTCTTCTGTAAGATAAATCTAGCAACACTACCCTGGACTTTACCCATGGCAGCATACTCACCTTTAAGTTCTAACTTCCAGTCGCCAGTAGTATCACCACCAAAGTTTCTTAGTTGAATTCTGTCGTGGGGTTTAGGTCCGTAGTAGATGTAAACATCCATGGGATATCTTTTATCTATTTCCGAACCTGTATAGTTTCTACCACTATCGTAAACCAACTCACCTATTGATTTATTTTTATCAAAGGCAACTTCAAGTTGTGCTTTACGTTGTGCTGGTGTCTCACCATTAATAACTTTTACTGTGCCAGTGGCACCTGTCTTTTTCAAAGACACTCCCATCAAATCTTTAGATACAAATAGTTCTGCTAGTTTGGTATTCAATACTTCAATAGAAGTTGCTGACACCTTCTTTGTGAATGGGGTTAGTTCAGCAATTACCGCTGCTTTGCTAGATCTTTTAACCATCCATATGTCTGATGGATTCCATTTATCTTCGTTCTGTAGATTTGATTCCAAAGATGTTTTACATTTGGCAAATGCTTTTTTAATTACACCATCATCAATTTCTTTATCACCACGAACAAATAAGTAATCACCTCCACTTACTTTCGCATGAAGTTTGTTGGCACCATCCATAAAGACCTGCTGCCAATCAGGATCAAACCCCATCATTTCTTCCATGGTAGCATCTGGAGTATCAATATACTGAGATGCTTTAGCAAGATCATCCTCAGTAATCATCATACCAGGTTCCATATCTGTATTGAAGACATGGAAACGAAGTGCATTGTATAGACAAGCAGCACTCTCTTGTATCTTAGTCTTTGCTGCACCACCGCCTGACCCTGCAGACTTGGATGGTTTGAATTCAACGCGAATTACTTTTACTTTATTATTTTCTGACCCTACCTGTATGTCTAGCGATGGAATCTCAGAACCTTTCTTCTTTAAGATCTCTACGATATGTCCTTCGGACTCCATTGCTGCCTTTACATTGGTAGTGGCAGTTCTTCTTTTTGCTTCAGGCACATACACTTTCATGTAGACCTGAACTTTTTTCTTCGGATCGGTTTCTGCTTTCTTGATATCAAAAACCAAGTAACTATAATCTTCTGTGGCAAGAGACTTATAAACTAGGTCTTCCCATGCGTCTCTTACTGCTGATGGTATTGTTATCATGAAAAAAACCTCCGCCTAACTATTTAGTGTTCCAGTCGAGACTAATGTCTCTTTGGATTGTTTTGGGTCCAGGGAAGAAAGCGAAACTGACACTGATTCTGTCTGTGAGTGGTTGTGCATGATGAATTTGTCCTTTCGGAACTATCATAGCATCTCCTGGACTCATGACAACAGATATTGCAGGGCGTTCTGCAATGTTAGGAAACGTAGATGGCACAGGGTTCATCTGATTCCATACGTTCCAAGCACACTGACCTTTGCACTGCACGACTAGGTTGATACTACTGTCACAGTGTGGCATGAAGGACGAACTGTTTTTCTTACCATGATATATGTGTGCATCACATGAGACATGGTTTGCTTCTTCGATTGCCTGCACCATGTCTCTAACCTTAAAATTGATATAAGGTGTTTGCAAAATAAAAGACGCTCCGATGTTCCATAGATTCTCTATGACATCTGCGTCATAGGTTCCTCTCCATGGTCCATCGTGCGTCTCATAAGGTAATTTCTGTCCAGTATCTGGATGAATTAATTCTAATTCTTTCTTGATGTACTTAT